CGTCCGAGTTGAACGAGTTGCGCGGATCGAGGCTGACCATGTTCCGCTTGGCGTGCGGGCGCCAGCGGAGGTACTTGGTGTTCAGGAACAGGATGTCGGTGGTCGCAACCACGCCACCGATGCCGCCGCCCAGGTAAAAGTCGGCGTTCATGAACTTCACGGTAGCGAACCCGAGGTTGGCGGTGTTCGGATCCGTGAAGCGCTGGATCTGTTGCAGGCTTTGCTGGTACTCAGCCCACATGCTAGCGCCGGCGATGAGCACGTCGGGAGCGTCCGCGCCGCGGGTCAGCGAGGCGTACGCGGTGTTCATGGCCGCCTGGAGCAGGGCCGCCGTCGCGGTGGACGTGGTGGCGTAGTAGGAGCGCCAGAACGGCCAAGTGGTCCGCGAGATGCCGCCGACCGTGCTGGTCTGCGACGCCGTCGCGGTGGCCTCGACGATGGCGCCGAGACCCGTCAGGGCCTTGCCGCCGAAGCCGGTGCCGTCGCCGTACAGGCCGGTCTCGAGGAGGTTCGCCATCGTGTCCTCAGCCACGCTGATGCGCGACTCCACGAGGTCGATCAGGGCCTCCTTGCCCGAGTTCTGCATCTCCTCCTTGCCCGAGACCACGACCGGGACGGCGTACTGCTTCCAGTCGTACTGGGCCGCGCTGATCACGTCAGCGGGCACCATCGGGAGGGGATCGTACCCGTCGTAAGCGCCACCGTTCGGGTTCTGAGCGAAGCTCAGTTCCTCGATGATGGAGACGCCGCCGGAGCACGTCTTGACGCGACCCTTCGCCTTCAGGGACGCAAGGATGGGGTTGTTACCGAGGACGTTGTTCGCGATCTCGCCGGTACGGGAGTCGATCCCGGTGGCGATCAGATCGCTGATGCTGCTGTTTGCGAAGGCCATTGGCCCTCCTCACGATCAAGGATTGTCGGGACCGTCTGCGCGTTGGCGTCCCAATGACGCTCGCCGCGCCCCGTCCCCGGGGCCTTGCTTGTGAGTTGGGCCGTTTCCGGCCTCTCTGCCCTACCTGATGCCCAGCTTCGCCGCTCGGTCCTCCAGGACCGCCCTCAAACCCACCGGCTTGGCATCAGCGCCCGCTGCCGGGGTGCTCCGGATGCTCCCTGCCGCCGCTCTGGCCTGCTGCGTCGAGGCAATCCGCGCCTTCGCAGCCTCGGCCTCCTGGCGCTGCTTCAGGACCGCCGAAACGGACGGGGTCCTCGCTGACAGAATGTCATAGGAATTCTTGAGCGCAACATCTGGGGCGAGATCCGGTTCCATCGTGATGAGTTGGGCCGCCATCGTCACGATCTTTCCCTGCCCAATGTCGTTCCAGAACTCACATTCTCCCTTGGCCTTGTCGATTGCCGCTTGGGCGGTGGCCGTGAGCTGCTGGGATTGCATTTGCTCGAAGTACCGTTGCACCTCGGCCTGGAGGTTCTGGGGTTGCTGGACTGGCGGGGCGGTCTGGGCAGGGGCCTGGCCCTGCATCACGGCGTTGACCGCGTCCACGTCGATCCCGTAAGTGCCGATCAACTGGGCCACAATCGACGCCTTCTGCTGCGGCGTGCCCATGTGTAGCGCGGCGGCCGTCTGCATCACGCTGCCGGCGTACTTGACCGAGTCCATCCCGTTGGCACGGGCCAGACCCTCGAACGGGGCCAGGGTGGATTGGGCCACTTGGGCGAACTTCCGGACCTCGGCGGTCTCCCGCATGACCCGCTGGACCTCTCGGTCCACCCTGACGGCCTCCTCCTGCACCTCGGGGGGCAGGGACGCCCACTTCTCACGGGCGTGAGGCTTCCACGACTGCGGGGCGGCGAGCTTGGGGGGCTCGGGTACAGCAGGCGCGGCAGCGGGTGGGGAGGTAACTTCCGCTGCCGCGCCCTGGTCCTCGATGGCCGGGGGAGTGGGTTCCGGCTTTGCCGCGGAGGGGGCCGCGGTCGAGGACTTCTTGGGAGCCTTGCTGGCCTTCGGAGCCTTGGTGAACTTGCCCTCCTCGTCCCGGGCGCGCTCTGCCGCCGTGGGCTCGGGGGTGGGCTCGGCGGGCGCTGCCTCCGCAACCGGCGCCTCGGCCGGCGTCTCGACTACCGCCGCGGGCTCAGGGGCAGGCTCGGGTGCCGATTGCAGCTCGTCAAACTTGGCCGAGAGTACCTCTCGGAGTGCGCCGCCGTCATCGTTCATGGTCTGGGTCCTCTAGGGCTTGAACTTCTGGTAGACGGCACGGGCGATGGTGTCCCGCCTGGCCGCGTCCTGCGCTCGCTTCTGGTCCTTCTTGAGCCGGGCGTAGTACCCCGGCGAAAAGTCGTCGGCGGGGGCGAGGCCGCGCTCCTTCATGTACGCCCGATGCTTGCGACGGGACCCAATGTCCACCCCGTCCGTGCTAACCGTGTTCTCGTAGAACCGGTCCACCATCACGGGGCCGTCGATGGCGCGCGACTGCGGGACGTAGTCCTCGGCGCGGACGAGCCTACCGACCGACTCGTCCCAAATCCAGCGGCCCCGCTGTCCCTGCTGGCGCTCACCGAACACCCGGTTGTGGTTCTCCCGGTACTCCGGTGTCGCTGCCTGGCTTGTGGGTGTCTCGCCGCTCACGGTTCCGCGCGCCATCTGCTTTCTCCTTGGCCGCCAGGATGCTGCCCAGGCTAACGGCCAGTCGCTCGCCCTGGGGCGAGGGTGGGTCCTTGAAGTCACGTCCCTTGCTCATCAGCAACCCTTACCGCCCTTCTTGCCACCCTTCTTCTTGGCCATGCAGATCACCCCCTCACGGCAGTGGGAACTCATTAGGGCTCGGCGTCCTGGGCATCGCAGCCCGGATCAACTCACCCTGGTTCTCCACGGCAGCCTGCGTAGTCTCGGCCTTGATCTCGCCCATGCGCATCTGGTGCTCTGCGGCGCTCGCCTGGAGGTCCATCTTGGCCTTGGCCGTGTCCACTTGAGCCTTGACCATCGTTGCCTGCATCTTCGGGTCAGGCGGCGGGGGAGGCTTGGGCGATGAGACCATCTGCTCGATCTCGTCCACCGCTCGGTCGATGATGTCCTCGAACCGCTCCGACCCGCGCAGTTGGCTGGCGAACTGCTGGTACAGCTCGAGCGCGAACTTGGCGATAGGCGGCCCACCGCCCTGAATGAGCGGCGTCCACTGTTGGAAGAACTGGGCGGTAGCCGTCATGAACGTAACCGACTCCTGTTGAATGGCGTCGAAGTCGGTCATGGACAGGGATTCCGAGTCCACCTCGATCCGGTAAGCCGACATGTCCGACTTGAGAAGTTCCACGGCCTTCAGGACCAGTTCCGGGGACGGGTCATCGTCGTTCGTCTCGGGCGGCGCAGGCGGCATGCCCGGCATAGGTGGCGGCGGCGCCTCCTGCTCCTGCTCCCGGGGCATGATGTTGGACCGCTTAACGATGGTCTCAACATCGAACATCTTGGAGATCAGGAAGGCGCGGATCCGCTGCCCCTCGGAGGCGAACCGGGCGTACTCCTCCTGCATCGCCTGGATGCGCGACGAGCCGAACCTGGCCTTGATGCGTTGCTCAGTCGCAGTCGCGCCAGAGTTGGCCTGACCGCGCATGATGTCCGACTGCCCGGTCACCTCGTAGATGTCCTGCTTCACCACGTTGCGCTGCGCGATGAGCTGCACCACGGCCTGGATCTGGTGGTCGATGGGCAAAAGCTCCATCTCGTTCGAGAGGCCGCCCTTCTCCTTCACCAGAGACCACCGCTCGACCGGGATCAGCACGTTCTCGCATGCGTCGTCCAGCATGCGCTTCAGTTCCGGCATCGAGGCGTTATACCCACCGACGCACTTGATCGCCTTGACCAGATACCGGATGCGCCTGGTCAGCTCGTGCGCCTCCTCGTAGAGCGACTCAGCGAGGAAGTAGAACGGGCGAGGGATGAACTTGGAGGACGTGACATTGGCGATCATCGGCCGCGGGCACGGGAAGAATCCGGGCAGACCGAGCGGGTCCTTGGTCTCCTCTAGGATCTCGCTCATGCCGTCCGACCACATGAACCGCGTGCCGCTGGACTTGTCCCAGACCTCCCACACCTCGGCACGCGACCAAGCGTCCTTGATCTCGTCCGAGAGCCCCTCGGCAGACTCAGGCGTGCGCTTGATGAGCGGAACCCGCTTGCCCTTCTCCTCGCCGAACCGGGCCACGAGTTCGTCCCGGGTCATCTCGGTTCGGAAGGCGACCCACCGGCACTCCGACCACGTGCGGCAGGGGGACCAGAGAAAATCCTTCCAATTGACGTAATCGGTCTCCACGTCCTCAAAGGTCTTGCGCTCGCCGGCAGGCACGGTCGGGGCCATCTCGACCTGGCCCGTCCCGCCGCACTCCGGGCACCCAGCGCCGCCGCACATAGGGCAGGCGCCAATCTTCGCAGGCACCTCGGGCGTGGGCTCCGACTCCATGACGTAGCGGTACCGAGTCACGCCCAGGCCGGGCAGCTCCCAATCGCCGCGGGCCAGAGACAAGGACGACCGATAGCCGTCCTCCTCCCGGTCGATGTCCGAATTAAGCAGGCGCTCCAGGATCTCGGCCGACACCCGGGCCACATCATCGGAAGCGTCTGCGAACCGTCGGCGCGCCCGGACCTTGGGGATACCGCTCATGTTGGCGCTGCGGGTCGTGGTGTCCGAGTAGAACAGATTGAGCCGGTAGCGCCCGGCCTCGGTGGACTCGCCCAGGTACTCCTTGAGCACCTTCTCACCGTCGCCCCACCAGTCCTTGACGTTGTCCTTGGCTGACTCGATCTCGATGGACCAGTATTGCTGCCGGCCGGCGGGGGTGACTGGGTACTGGGTCTTTGACTCGATCTGGCCGGTCTCGCTCATAGGCTCCGCTCCCTCTCCTGCTCCTCAAACATCTGGGCCAACGTGAACCCCTGGGCGGGCTTGGTCTTCTCAACGCGGTTCTTGGTCATGGCGAGGACGTGCTTGAACACCAGCGCCATGTACCGGAAAGCGTCAGCCGAGTGGCTCGCCCAGTTGTGCAACGGGCGATTGGAGAACGACTGTGTGTTCTCGTCCCACTCAAAGCGGTACTCCTGGATAGCGTCCACCCCTGAGTGCTCTAGCCGGGCGGCCACCGTGCATCGCTCGTGAATCTGCACCGGTTGCTCAAGCATCCACCGCGCAGCCTGGATCCCGTCCATGATGGACAATTCAGGGCCGATAGCAACCCGCTGGACTCCCCAGTGCTCGCAGCATTGCTCCAGGACCGACTGTTGGGTGGCGAGCGTCTTTGCCCTGGCGTCATGTGGGAGCCAGTGCTTGACGTACTTGTACGGCTTGGCGTCCACGATGCCGAAGAAGTGGCTAAGGCCCTGACCGTGGTTCTCGTAGTGGTCGATGATGTCAGGCACGCCGGCCGTGTTCAGGCGCCAGAACCATATGGCCGTGGAGTCCGAACGGCCAAGGTCCCAACTGGTGTGGACACCGTCTATCGGGTGGTCAAAGGCGCAGATCCCGCCCCGCTTCTGGAGGTCTGAGACCCAGGCGCCCCAGACCGAGCCAACGTCTCCGGCCGCGTCCTCTCCGTCCACGTAGACCCGGACCCACTCCCGGTCTTTGCCGACGCAAAGCCGCTCGTAGTACCCGTCCGGCAGGTGAGGCACGTTCTCAGCCGTTGCGGAACGCCCACCGGGCTGCCGGAACAGGGCATAGCCGGGGAGGTTCTTGGCAAAGAGCTTGGCCGCCCAATGGCCCGAGTGCCACGGGTTCGTGTCCATCCAGATGCCGAACCACGAGGCCCCGCCCTGGCTCTTGGACGGGTAGCGACCAACGCGGGTCTCGAGCACGTCCAGGACGTGCTTCGGAATCTCCCGGCTTTCGTTGATATATGCCCCGGTCAACTCCAGGGAGAGCAGCTTCTTCACGTCCTCGGGCCGGTCCAGGGCGCGGAACAGAACTTCGCAGTGGACCCTAGTCCCGTCCGGCAAGGGCCGGTCGATAGTGAACGTGAAGGCTTGTTCGTGCCACGTACCCCACGCCTGCGGGATCCACTGCTCGAACGTCTTGCGCGTGGTATCGCGGAGCTGCGAATACGTGTTCCTGATGATGGCGAAGCGGGTCCGGCGCACACCGTCTGCGCCTGGGTCCTGCCCGAGGGCTCGAATGAGCACCTCGAGGACGCAGACGGTGGACTTGCCGGAACCCACGGGACCCACAATGCACCGGACGAACGCCCCCGAGTCGAGGAAGCGCGAGAGCGTCCGCGGCGCCTTGTAGGTCAGGAGGCTCAACGCTTGACCAGCGTGGCGATCATGTCCTGCCTCGCCTCAAGGTAGTAGGTCATGGCGAATTGGACGAACTCGCTGTTCCGCCCCGTAAGCCCCTGGTGCAGGGAGTACCCGTAGCTCACGTCGAAGTCACAGGTATAGTCCACGTGCGGCGCGTTCACGTCCCGCCAGGACTTGAGCAGATAGAACCACCCGAACTCGCTGAACGGGGCCTGGTGCGTCGGGTCGCCGTAGAACCGGGCCGAGGACCAGTGCGGCATGATGATCTGCGCCTTGGAGCCCTTCTTGAGCACCCGTCCCAACTCATTGAAGAAGTGGATGCGCTGCGGCCAGGTCAGGTGCTCGACCATGTGCGAGCAGTAGACCTCATCCACGCTATCATTCGCCCACGGCCAGGTCGCGGTTCCGAGGTCACAGACCACGTCCACGCCCTCGAACTGGCGCGAGTCCACGCCGACGTGCCCGGCCTGCTTCTTGGTACCGCACCCGAGGTCGAGTTTGAGCGGCGCGCCCGGCGGCGGGGGTGGGTTCTTGAGGGCTGCGATCTTGGCCTCCATCTCGGCAATCTGCTTCTCAGCGTCGGTCACTGGGCCTTCTCCTGGGTCGGGATTGGGTACTGCCTGAGAGGTTCAACGGGGCCGCGGTGGTCGTCACAGACGAACCCGCCGAGGCGGTGGGAGTGGTGGGCGATGTTCGTGCAGTCGCGGCAACAGAAGCCCTTGCCGATGACGCCGAGCTTTCGCACGGCAGAGCGGAACGCCTCGGAGCCGATGACCGGGATCCACGAGGAGTGGAGCGCGGTGTAGAGGATGCGGGCCTCCACTTCGGTCAGTTGGTCGGTCACC